TCCACTTTGCGTTCGTTTCCTACGTTCTCACACCGTTTTCCTTTCAATACCTCTTCTGGTCTCTCCAACTAGAAGAATGGATGTACTTAGCTATCCCCTTCATTCATGCGATAAGTGATAAATGGAAGTTTTACGTCGCAACATCGCTAATTGTAGTGACGTTAATATATAGTGCATTTATCGTCTTCCTTCCTTACGACGAGTTTCACTTACTTTACTTTATGCCTCCCTTCTGGTTGGGGGCGTATGGGTGGGGGATAATTGCATACCTTTTGAAGAAGAGGGGTTATAGACCGGGAAATATACATTATATTATACTGGGATTACTGTTTGTGCTCTACGTTACATTAAACGCCCACAACGAGATAGCTTATGAGTTCTTCACGCGGTTCCTGATTTATAACCTGGCGTTACCCGCTTTCGCCCTCCTTATTCTGAACCCGCCCAGGGTACTTAGTCGTGTAACAGTCTTCTTAGGCGAGGTGAGCTATGGAGTTTACCTGTGGACTTTGCTGTTTCAAGAACTTTTTGGGGTAAGTGGAATACTTTACGGCGTCCTAACTGCAATTGCTACAGAGTTTCCGTTGAGAAGAAAGGAAATAACAAAAAGGGTAATGGAAGTGTAACTTAATTGGGGGTATTCTCACGTCCCTTTATTGAAGATTACGATTACTTATGTGCAGCACGATGACTATTGATATGAATTCTTGCTTGCGTGCAAAATATAACTTATTGATCTTATTTGTTGCTTATGTGCGAAGGTAAAATTATTGAGAAATTCCTTTGCTTATGTGCAGACTACTAATTATTGAAATGATTCCTTGCTTATGTGCAATAGGAGTACCCTCAATACTAGATAATAATCTCTGGCTTTTTATTTTTTAGCTTTCTTTCCGTGTTATCTTTTATGGGTATATTAGAAGCTTATAAAGCGCTGAAGGACATAAAATACAGAGTTTCGAGTAATAATAAATCACTTCAAATAGTTGAAGCAAAAGAAAACCACGTGATGATATGCAGGGGGGATACATGCTTTGAGTTCTTTAAACCTGAAAAGCAAGGTAAATACTACGCAGTACCTGTTATAAAATGGAATGGGAACGGTAGCAAGTTCAAAAGTATGGAAAAGAAGTACATAGCGCTGAGCGACTTAAATTATTATACAAACTCATCTTCCTTTAAAGACTTCGCCGACAAGATGAAAAAAATTAAAGAAGTTGAGGAGGATCAAGCTAGATTATTAAAGTTATTCGATTATTTGCATCAAATGTTTATCTGAACTCTACCGGTAAGCCATTTACCATAATTATTTTCCTATTAGTCCACGTTACCGATTTTATTCTCTTTTTCCCTTTCATTAAACGTCTGACGTTATTAAATGCTATAGGTAAATAAGTATCACTTATATCTATCATTACCCCAACACCCATATCACGATTAACTAGTTTAATTAGGCCATTCTCAAGAAGTACTCCCGCTATAGCTTCACCTTCACTTATATGATGATTAAACACACCCTCTACGATGTGTTTAAACCAATAGGCTTCAATATACCTTAACCTCCTAATAGGCCCGCAAATAGTTATAAATGGATATAAATAATTCGGACTATCTAACCCTAAATAATACCTGTAACATACATGCTCTTTCACCCATTTTTTGCCCTCAAGGTAAAAATCTCCACTGTATAATCTCTTCATGAAAAACCTGACTAAGTCTACCCCTTCGTTTGTTAAGTAGTAATCTTTTACTCTATCTGGTACTTTTCCGTCATAATACAACATTTCGTACCGCGTTACCAAATAGTCATATTTACTTGTCCATTCTAACCATTTAATCTCTTCTTTAAAGTATAGACCTATCATTTTCTCACCCCTATGTTGAATAATGCTAACAGAATATTAAAAAGAAAGGGGGCGTAAAGTCTCACAGGCGGGAAGCCGTCAGCTAAGCGCCGTATGTCTGTTGTCTCCAGTACCAGTAGTACGTTAGTGAGATTACAACTATACCGAGGGCAATGAGTACGGCAACTGCATATTGATTTGAAAGAACTGCCAGGATGTAACTATAAACCACATAAAGGTCTTGATAAATGGCTAAAGTCCATGAAACCTGAGGAGAAGGCGCAGAAGATACCATGTCTTTAACAGGATTAAGGACAAACGATATACCCTGCAGTATGGAGGAGAAGATGAAAATCGCAAATAAGGCTATTACTATTATCGATACAATCGAGATTTGTTCCTGTTGTGCCATAAAAAAGAATCCGTAAATACACTAATAAATAAAAACACGTTCTCCCTTCCTCAGTTGACGTAGATACCTCCTAGCTTTCTCTCTTGCTAATTCGTCAGCCGTTATCTTCTCGAGGAACGCTAGTCTGGCCTTCGCTAAGTCGTCATCCATCTTAATGACGTTACACTCGTGGTCATACGTGTAACCTCTTCTCAAGTCCCTCATTATCATGTCTGGTATTTGCCAATCGTGAGTAACTAAAATACTTTCCCTTCTATAGTAACAACTCCTTCTTCCCTTATAAATGTTCACAAAAAGAAGTAGGAGAAAAAGTTAAAAAATAAAATTTAGCTTAGAACGTATCTGTGGACTTCATCAAGTACCTTATAACGAATATCAATGCTACGATTATTAGCACTACTACGAGGATCTGGAATATTGACCCTAAAGTTGGCGCTATTGGTGAAACGAAGTTGTAGTTGGCAGGGATTTTGACGGCAGTAGTGTTAAAGACGTTAAGGATATAAATGCCGACACCACTTACGATTGATACTGTTACCGCACCTACGACCAATACTACGATAGCTATTATTATGTATTTAAACTTGTCCTTATAATTATCGTCGTCGTCGGCCATCATTATCGGTAACCTAGTCGCTAGACTCATGGCTGCGCTGCTTAGACTAATGAACATCGTCCTTATCGACATTATTACGTTGAGCAGTAGGCTTACTATGAATATTCTTACTACCGGGTTTAGTTGAGTGGATCTCATTGTAATAAGAGTTAACATGCAGATTAAAAAATATACTAAAACGACTATATACCTCTAGCTCCGATAACTATTCTATCTTTCTGCAACCTATTACTATATAATACAATTATTGAACAATCAGTCCTTATTCTAATTAATTCGTTTTTGATTGTATTGCCTAAATCATCGTTACTGATTGGTAATATAACAAGAACTTCACTTACATCTTTAGGCAGTATGAGGTTAAAGAACTTCGTATAATCAGAAATTATCCTTAAGCTATAACTTTTAAGGTTGGAAATCTCTCTGCTTCTTGCTACAGTCATAATGAAGTCTTCGAGGTTTCTAATATCGGCAGAATTAGCTAGCATAACTCCTTAATTAACATTTTGCTTTTTAAAATTTATGTGTTCTATTCTTGAGATTACTCGTGTGCAGTTCGCCTGTTATTGAGGTTTTGCCTTACTTATGTGTGCATAAGGTAAATTACCGAGAAATTCCTTTGCTTGTGTGCAGTTCGTCAATTATTAAATACTTTTGTTGCTTATATGCAAAGGTCGTCTTATCTACTTCCTTTATTGCTTATGTGCAGAGACTGGATTATTGAGATTTGGTTACCTGCTTATATGCAATCCGTGGATTATTGATTTACCATCTTGCTTATGTGCAATTATCGGCTTATTGACTTCTTATTTTGCTTGTGTGCAACGGCGTCATTATTGAGTCGATTTTTTGCTTATATGCGATTACTAACTTATTTATAAGATTTGTTGCTCATGTACATTAATAAATTTATCGAGGTGCAATTGGATTCTTGTTTAATAACATCCTTTGCTGATGTGCAATCTATTTCTTATTAAGTATTCCTATTGTTGCTTGTTTGCAGCTATACTATTATTGAAATAGTTTCTTGCTTATGTGCAAGCACTAACTTATTTATAAGATTTTTTGCTTATGTGCATATCCACTATTATTGAAGTTTGCTCTTGCTTGGATGCATATGGTGTGCAATGACAGTCTTATTGAATGGATGTTTTGCTGGTGTGCATGAGCGATTTTATTAAAACTCCTTACTGCTTGTATGCAAGTAAACCTTTATTGATGATGTCGTTTGCTTATGTGCAGAGGATAACTTATTGACTTCCTTGTTTGCTTATATGCATACTTATCTTTATTGAATTACCGAATTGCTTGTGTGCAAATAATATGTTATCGATCCTTTCCTTTGCTTGTGTGCAGTCGTTTTTTTATTGAGATATATGGTTGCTTGTGTGCAATAGCGATTTTATTGAATTCTTATCTTGCTTATGTGCAATGCCTATCTTATCGACACGAACTATTGCTCATGTGCAGTCATTCAATAACTTTTTTCTTCTTAAGCCATTCCACCACCTCATCTCTGTTTATTCCTAACTCTTCTATTACCTTTTCAAATTTCGCTTTATATTTAGTCGTTTTTATATCTATATAGTAGTCAGTCACAGGACCTATTATAAAGTCCTCATGTTTCCTTATTACTTCGTATTCCTTCCCTAGCACTACCTTATATGCTTCAGTTAGTGGCACTCCTTCTCTGTAGTGTAATGATATGGCAAAATACTGAGATAGTAATAAGGATATTGCTTTCCTGATTGCAGTTCTCTGTACTTTTAGCTTAGGCCAGTCTGGGTGTTTAGATATTACCTCTTCTTTGAAACTTTTTACTATCTTAGCGTAAACACCCCCAGCTAATATTAAATTGTTTGCCAGAATCCCTAACAGGAACGTTTTTACATTTCTGTTATATTTGACGTTTCTTGCTGCTATACCAACTAGTTTAGTGTTATCATTAGGACACAGCCACCCTTGTTCAGAGGGGATAGCAGGTTTTCCATCCGAAGATTCGCCGGCATAGTAATAGTAGTTGCAACTAGGGCACTGGAACATTACTGCCAATCCAGCATACTTCCTAAACTTGTTAATGTTATACTGGAACTGAGGTGGATATGCGTAAACGATGAGTCTAGCAGCGTTAGCTGGTCCTATACCTTTGATAAACGCCAGGAAGTTGGTAAACTCTGAGAATTTAGTAACAGTATCAGCTATGAGTCCTTCGACCGTCTCTTGTTGTTTAAGTAATTCCATGTATCTTTGTACGAGTTCGTCAGACGGTGTTTCCTCAACTACCGTTACTTGTTCACCGCATATAGGACATTTATCACGTTTTTCGTCTTCCTTCAGTAGAACTGCATGTTTATTTTTACATACAGTATATCTTCTTAGAAAGACCCAATCACTTTTCTCCTTTTTCGCGCCTATACGGTTTCCGAAAGCCACCCTAATTTTTATCAGATCATCTCTGAACGCTACTAAATCCTTCAAATATATTAGATCATTTTCACTCATCTTTTTCCTCGCCTCTAAAAATTACTATCTTTTTCTCTAGGTCAAGATATGGTTCTAATTCATTCAAAAAAACCGCTACTTTCGCTGGAACTAATATATAATATACCTTTACTTCCTTTCCGTTTTTCTTTTTTACACTTTTTACGTACCACTTTAACTTGAGTTCCATAATATATAATTAAAACATTTGCTTAAAAAGTTTTTTCACCTATTTGCCAATCGTAATAATAACTTGTGTAACATCATTACTATTATTAACGATGACATGGCAGCTATTAAAAACGACGTGACGTAATATATCAGTATATCATTTTCGGACGGCACAACAACTACGTTGTAAAACCCTGGTTGCACGGTTGTGGAGTTCAAATATACACTCCCGTTTACTTCCAACACTCCCCCTCCGTCGACACTCAACGTCAAATACGGACCCGAGGGGTAATAATAGTACTTCCCCGACGGCGTAAAGTTGTAAATACCAGGCTGGAAGTACATGTCGAAAGTATAGTAAGTCCTTGCGGTGAGCGTAGTCAGCGCTGAAGATATGGCAAGAGTTGAGAAGACGAAGACGACTGCGTAAAACACAACCTCCTTCATCTTACCACCACGAAAGTAAACGAGGAGGATTCTATATTTTCCCCCAATATTATAATATCCCTTTCCTCCCCTGCATATATACGAATCACGTTTTTATCGAAGATTACCTTTTTGACCTCCCTCGATGGAGGGAATGGTAAAGCGTAAAAGAACGGCATAGTCCCCGCGTTCACCAGTAGCAATGCGTATAGGTAGTCTTCGTACGGGGTTCTATTCTCTCGGCGAAGGAGCATTAAGAGGTCGTTATTACTATCGAAATAGTCAGGTTTTTTTACGTCAACCTTCTTCACCTCGATGTCCTTCTTTTTTTCTATTTCCTGTAGGTAAACGAAGGGTTTTGTTGTTTCTTCAACGACATACGTGTACCTGAAATACTCATCTTCAATTTCAACAACGTTATCGGTAACTCTTGAGGACAGTGGGGTAGAGAACGTTGCTCTAAAACGAAATGAGGGAGAATCGTAAAACTCTCTGACTGCGGACAGAGCAAGAAATGTATCAATTGGTCTGTACTCCGTTTTCTTCAGTAACTTGAGGTAATCTGAGACGACGTTTATTTTTACGTTATACGTAACTTCCAGATATGACAGTATGGTACCCATAAATTTAAGATGAGTTCCAATAAGAAAAACCTGAAGCGGGAAGGAAATCAGATTTTTCTTATTATACCTTTTTCTTTTTAACATGAACCCGCCTACAAGAATCGAAATAATAATATTAATTGTACTTTTAGTAGTCCTAGTCATGTTATTAGAGTACATTACATATACTAAGTTAAAATTAAGATGTCGTGAGATATTAAGACTTGAAATGATTGCATTAAAATTAGTAATTATTGATATGTTACACATTACTCTATTATGGCTAGTTATGACTTTACCACTAATTGGTATCGCTGTATTTACCGAGCTATCTGTGGTATTCGTAATAGACTTGATACTCACCAAGGTGCGAAGTTTTCCACTTCTTGGTATTGAAATTGCGTACCTTTTCCTGTTTTTATATGCAGTTATGCTATTACTAGGTCGTTTCTTGGTTAAGTACGGATCTATCTACAAATTACCATTCGTATTTTTTGTGAGAAACGATGTCAGACAGTTCTTAAGAAAACACCAATATATACACATGGCACTGTTCGCAGGTTCTATAACGTACATCGCGATAATTATCGACCTTTTGATAATGCTCGTAGATGCTCCCTCGCCTTTATCAAAAGAGGTTATAGGCATAATTACTGCACTTCTGCTCATTGAGGTTCTGCCTAATAAAAAATATGAGAACGCAATAAAGCTCTGTAAAAAATTTACCAGCTGTGATTAACATTTTTCTTATTATACCCTTTTTTCTTCATATGAATAGGCTTGTCTTAAAATCGAAACAGGAATTCTTAGATTCGATAAAGAAAGCGTCAGTAATAATAGTATATGCGGAAACATCACTGCCGATTTTCCGTCAGTTTCTTTGTAGTATAGGAGAACTAAATGTGAGAGTATTAAGTTACGGCAAATACGAAGTGATAGAAGTACTGCCACACGTTGCTGACATATTTAAGCTATTCTGGTCAAAAAAGCCCAACGTAAAATACTATTTCATACAGAAGCTTGACGGGAACGATAAATACGGTGCAGTTATCCCTGCAACAAGCAACGAAATTGTTGAAAAATGGTTGGAGGACGAGATAAAGTGATAAAAAAGTACAGGGCATTACTTAAAGCACAATACACGCCCACGAAGCTATTTAACTACCTTACGCAGTACGAGACACATGAAAACGCTGCAATTCTTTACGGTGACATACATTCTATAAAATCCATAGCGTTACTAAAGAACGTTAAGATTAAACGTGTAGTATCGCCTCCCATCATCTTATCGTACCCTTTTGACGTTTATTATGATGAAGACGACGTAGTATTATATACTAAAATGAACGACGCATTCCCACCGGAAGTTAAACAGCGCGTGAAGTCTATCCTCAGCATACTAAAGTGCATAAAGATGATGAAAGGAAAGAACAGTAACATATATTTACTCGCGGTAAACGGGGTTGAAGAATGTCAAGCGGAGTAGATACAGGGATAGAGTTAACGCCGCTTAGGACTTACAGAGAGTTCGCCACTCATCTTCTTAACAAGATCATCCACGAGGTGAATAACTATAGCATAGCATTCCCGCAGCGCAAAGCTTCATTCCTTGTAGTTGTCAGCTCAACTAAATCCTTATTGATGCACATGGACAAGACTGATTATATCACTAAAAAGTCAGGAAAAAGTATAAACGAAATAATGAGAGAGCTTGAAAGGAAGGAAGGGGAAAATATTGACGATTACATGGAAAGAACCCTAAAGCTGCTAGTTGAAATACTTAGCGAAATCGCAGTAAGTGAGAGCGTTATCTACCCGAACATGGGGGTTAATATATGGTAATGTTATTGCTCAAGATCTTACTTGACATAATTTCCCTAATATTCCTAGAAGTATATGGTTTAGTATACCTTACTATAGCAGAGAAAATGAAACATCAGTCCATTGTTAAACTTGAGTATCTGTTTGTAGCAATAGGAGTAACTATGGTAGTTCTCTCTTATTTGTATCACTCTTCAACATCCCTCGTAATAGGTAGTCTACTTTTCTCTATTCCGTTAATAAGGATAGTATTAATAAAATGGAAGAAAAAATTAGTAAGGATATTAGGAGGTCTGTTAATAGATAAAATGAAAGAAAAATACATAGATGGTGGTGTTAATATATGGTGATACTCGATTTTATCTCTGCAGCACTCCTAGTAGTTTACATTATCGCAGAGAACCGATACCTGCCTACTGTTAATTTCGAGTTACTATTCGCAGTGATGAGTATGGCTATGGCCGTACTCTCCTACCTGTACAACTCTTTTACGTCTCTTACAATTAGCAGCATACTTTTCCTTCTCGTGGTGATAAGGATAATAAGAGTAAAAAGGGTGATTAAGAAATGGAAGAAAAAGTAAGCAGGATAATAGAGCGACTGTTGGTAGATGAGATGAAGGAGGAGTGCATAGATTACATCAGCGAAGATGACATCAATTACATTATACTATTCCTGGAAACCGGCGAAAGAAGAAAAAGCAAACTCGTCGAATGCCTAGGTGGTTACGATGAGATTAGAAGATTATCAGAGCTATTATAACGTTTTACTTCCGATTTATCAGAAAATTATGGTACCGCAAACCAGGGGAGAGGGGTGGAACGTCCTATCACGTTTGGCTCACGATTTCCATTACAACCCCCTCGTCTGGTTCATAAGCAACGCTGTCAAACCTAAGGACTATTACACGCACGACGAGGTGATTGTCTACGGCGAGCCGGGGAGCGGTAAGACTAGTTACGTAATTCAGTCGATGCTTTACGTATATGAGGACGTGAGGGAAGTCAGGAGAAGGGTGGTGTTTGACGTTGATGACCTAAAACAGCTACTGGAGAACATTAGGGACGGGCAACGGTATGACGTTGTACTTTTTGACGACCCTTCTGCAATAGGACTGTCTTCGACTTGGAACATGAGAAGTGCAGCAGAGAAGAGGAAGATGCTTGAGCTCTTTGACGCTTTCGTCTACGTAAAGGATTTTATATCGCTCATAATCTTCACAGTTCCACGGCTGATAGGTGTAGCTAAATTCTTTCGCGACATCGCTACATGGAGGGTCCAAGTAAAGAAAGAAGGGAAGGTAATTTTCACAAGGAGGGAAGTGGCGTCAACACGGTCCGGGGCCCTGAAGGAAATCGACACTCCGGTAATGTTTTACTACGTCAAAAACCTGAGGATGCCCAACGAGATTTGGGACGAAATGATGGAGAAGAGAAGGAAAATTATCGAGGAAAGGATAGAGAGGTTCAACCGGAACGGGTCGGGGGGTGACGAAAATGATGTTTAAGGACTACGTTGAGAAAATACTCAAGGGCGAATTTGCCTACAAGAACGGACAACCGCAGCCCGTCACGATCTCGAAGATAATTGCGGAAAGGGAAGGAAAAGAGTACGTCCCTCCGGTTGTCGAAATACTACCGAAGTCATTCATTAACGCTTTTATCGTTTCAGAAGATGCGAACACGGAAGGGCTGAAAAAGTGGGCGAATAATGTAATGGCCCCTATCGAAAAGCCATATGTAATGAAGAACCCTAATGCCCTTTTTTTAGGCAATTGGTACATTTACTTGGAGGAGGGGATTAATGTAGGGTATATATATGCAGCAATAACTTTTGGTAATGTCCCCGTCTTGCCCTCATTTTTCAGAGATGAGTTCGGTGAGTGCGCAGTATATTACAACGCTGAGTTGATATATCCGCATTTCAGGTTTTCCCTCGCCGACTTGTATAAAACACTGACTAGCGTTTTCAAGAATGAGAGGCTGTATTTCTCAAAGATTAATTGTTTGCTTGAATCTTCCTCTTTCTCTCTGTGAGCTATTCCGCTTGCTAACTTGTTTTGCAAAAAGTTTAAATACCGGTTTAATAAAAAGTATAATTGGGGATAAAAAAGTGTCCTGTCAAAACATCTTATGTAAGAGTGTGTATGAGAAAGGTTATTTGTGTAATACTAATAACAATAAGAAGTTAATAATAATGGAAATCAACAATGATTTTCCAGTAGTGAAATTTGATAATGATAAAATTATAGATATATCTTTATATGAATATAGTAATAATCTTAAAACAGCATCTCAATGTGAATGTGAAGAGATTGATATCAGTCTTGATATATTGTATCAAGCAGAGTATTTACCACGAGTATATTATACAGTGTATGAAATAAAAATTAACAAAAATAATATGGAATTCTTATTAATTGAGCAATTAGATGCCTCATTTTCCTTGATCGTAAACTATTATCCATGTGATAACCTCAATGAGTGTAAGAAAAAGATTGAGAAAGTTCAAAATTCATTAACATATTCGTGTAAAGGAAAAATCAGAGAAGCATATGTTGTGAAATAAAACTAAGTTAATTTTTTCTTTTCTAGTTTTACATAGGTTACTTTTCCGTGCATTTTCAATACTCCACTTCTGTCAAATTCAGCTAACGCGTTAAAGTATTGTTTGTGACTAGTTTAAAATATGTATGGGCTTAGTTTAAGTGCAGCAGCTGCTATATCTTAAAAATCAATTAATTTTATAAATTATTCATAAGAGAATGAAGAAATTATCATCGTTATTTCGTGTAATCTTACACTGAATTCATAAGGACATGAAGGTAACAAATGATATAAAGCAGCATAAAATTCACGACTTATCAGAAACTGTAGAATTTGACTAAATCTTTTTTCTTTTCTTTCTTTCTTTTTCTTTTGCGAAATGTTTATTCATAATGTAACTTTTCCTTATTTTTAATTACTTCTGATTATACCATTAAGTAAGCTGAGACTATATGCCTATCAAAACTCTTTTCCCTTATTATCCTATCGTTATACTCAGAGTTTATAGCACCCTTAGAATTAACTAACATAACGTTAAAACATAACCTAAATGAGAAGAGTAAAACGAAAAAGAAAAAAGATGAACTTTTTAAAAGGAAAAGAAAAAATTATTCGGTCTGATCTGAGACATAATAAAATAGTGGCAATTGATCTTTGTTGTTTATTAATAATGTTCTTATATTTTCTGGTAGATCGTCCAGTGTCATTTTTTGTTCTTTTCTTTCGTATAGTTCCCATTTTTGCAATTCTTCTAAAGCTCCGTCCTCCTTTAATTGAACGACTTTTATTACTATATATGTATTTCCTAAGTTGCTTCTCTTCACACTGTATAGAAGGTACTTAGCTGGGAATAGTAAATATGTTCTTGTCCCATGACTTCCAGATTTTGTCGTGTGCAACCTTGAACTTATCACCTTGCCACTCTTAAATGAAATTAGTACTGTATCGTCAAAGCCACCCATTCCTGTTCGTCTGTATTCGAATGACACGACTATTGGTTTGGGTTTGGCTTGGGTTTGGTTTGAAGTTTGGGGCTTTTCACTCATCTGTTTTTTCACCCCTAAATAAACTATTGTACAAACTGATATTTAAACTTTTCTACTAATCAGTTAGCAAACTAATTGTATATTATTTGCAGCAGCTTCTCTGGTATTCTTCCTTTTCTTTTTCCTAACCAGTTGACCAAAAAGTTTAAATACTAGTTTTTACATAATTATAATTAGGGGTGAAAAAATGGCAGAAGAAACCAAAAATGAAAGTAAAAACTATAATTTTTTGGTTTATAAATACGATACTTACGGAACTTATGGTCAACACGAAAAAGTTATAAAACTCATCATAGATATCGACAACAAATCCCAAAAACCCCTTTGGGAATTTATAAACGTGAAATGGGAAAACAACGACAGTAGAAAAAATAAGCATAGAGAAGCATATGCAAAAGAAGAAGATATTATGAAGATGAAGGGAAAAATCTTAAAAGTGGTAATAGATTATCAGAGTTCTAGAAAAAGAGAAATAAGTATAAAATATTATTATATTTCTGATGATGGACTACAAGAACTAAAAGCAGAAACAGGAATAAGAATAGGAGAGAAATATTATGATATTATAGAAGTCAACGGCAAAAAAATAATGGTAAACAAAGACGAGGTGGTAGTTCAATGAAATTAGATGAGTTTAAGGCAAAAGCTTTAGCGAAATTGATTGTATATGAGCCTGAAAATGATAGAGAAAAGGAACTAATATCAATCCTTGTCTCTAAAATGAATTATTTAAACATAGACACACTAACAGATCTTATGATGACATTATATGAAATCAAGGAAAACGAGAAAGACGTTACTGAAGATTTCAAAAATAAAGTTAAGGAAATAACGCTACTTGCATCACAATTATTTTAAGATATTGACTTCCTTGAGAACTCAAGATAAAAGTTTTCTTTTTTTCCTATTTTACTTTTCCCTACTTTTCTATCTTTGAAGATTATAGGATATTCTATAACTTTTAGGTTAGATTTGATAAACTAACACTAGATACAGAGTTTATTCACGCAAAGCTGCACTATTAGCATTAGATTGTGAAACAGCTAATGGTTATGAATTCCAAATTTGCTCAATATTTAAAAAATGGGAGCTGTTGAGCTGAGTCGCTGGAAATTTAATTGTCATACGTGGGTCACCTCAGCCCTTCCACATATAGAGATCACAAAAAGATTTACTGACTCTGAAAGTATCTATTATATTATTTCTCCTTGAGTATCTACTTAAAAATTCCGTATACCAAAACTGTAAGCTAAACTCATCCATTCCTATTATTATCTTCCCTAACTCGTTAATCCTCGTAGCATAAACTTTCCTAATGGTTTGTCTCACACCACCATAAACTATCATAATTTTAAACAGTCTCTCGTTCTCAGTCCTTATAGTTTTCTTAGACCTCTTATATTCAACATTAACGTTCTTGAGAATAATATCATAAATTTCACTTAAACTCACAGCAGCCTTAAAGACTCGTGAGCTACTACTGTTTCTTATAATGTAATAATAAATCCTATTAGGGCTAGTTTCTCTTATGAGGTACTCCATCTTAACACACCTTAAGGAGTTTTTTTACTTTCTGTTTCGCGAAACTCCTGAGTTTGTTTGTTGTGAATAAATAGCATAGAATTAGATGTTTGTTGTCATCATATGCATGGACGTAGAAATGCTGATAGACATTAAGATATTGCCTTCCGCATGCTGGACACTTGGTTAGCACATGGATTCGTGCATGTTGTTTCAATGAGAATAACCGAATAGCTGTAAAACCGCAAATTGGGCATCTATACGTTTTCTCACCCTTCAGATTCTAAATATTTTGCGATAGCTATCCTAATCAGTTCACTTTTTGAAACTTTCATTTTGCTAGCTGCCTTCTCTAACTTTGCATTCAGTTCTGGCGGTAGTCTGAATGAAATTATATCCATACCCCAATCTCTACGACCACTTTTGTAAGGTTTCGGTAGTTTGATATATTCCACTCTTATCTCCATTTTCTTCACCCTTTTTCCTTCTTCCATAGAAACCACCCTTCAAGTCCCTTACACTCACCTTCGCTAATTACAGTCATTATTTTGTCGTCAGTAATGAAAGATTTAAGCTCGCATTTAACTGAATCCTCATCTTCTAACCATATACCGCTTTCATCTTGGTGGATTACGTACTCCTTTCCCCTAACGTCAAAGTAAATATTGAATTTACCGTCAACCAGTATGTAGTTAATCTTAACAGCATATACGTATAAATCTTCAATCATCACCACTCACCTCTACCATGCCCATCTTTTGCTTAATTAAATTATCCAGTTCCTTGGCAAATGTATCGGTAAGCTTTTTGGCATCTAAAAGCATTTCTAGTTCTTCCTTCTCTTCAAGGTCATTATCAAGGATATCGTTTAATATAGCTTCAATTGCAACACAAAGCCTATAAAGGCTGTTTATATTCGTACCTCCTCACCCTCTTTTTGCCTTATTTGCTAGAGCATCATACGTCTTTTCATCACATATATTTTCACATTTTACCAATTCTTCTAAAACAGCACCGTAAATCTTTGCTCTCAATAATAACACCTTACCCTCATTATATAATTGCTGTACTTCTTCGGCATTTAATACCCTTCCTTCTTCCAACCTAAAGCCTAGTACTACAATATAGATAACATCACCAATTCCCGCCTTTATGTTCACTCTATTAACCACAAAGCTAGTTTTACATAGTGCGTTAACCAAATCAATGGTTCCCTTATGTCCTATTGCATTTGTAACATTATTGCTAATGGTCTCGCAGAATTCCTCTCTATTTACAGCTGAAAACTCCACATCGGACGGCAGTTGAGATAACATAGATGGGCTAAACGCATTAGCTAAATAGGTAGTCATTTACTCACACCTTAGTCAGCGATTTATGTTCCAAATTAATAGCGTTATTAATTTCAAAATTTCCTCTCTTGCACCTTCTTGTAGTTTCTCATTTTGTGTAAATCTGTATACATTGAACAGTTTCTCAATATCTTTTAGAATGCTATTAATACTGCGTTCCTCAGGACTCAAGTAGATGAAATTGATTTCACTTCCATCCTTTGTTTTTACGTTTGCATATAACTTGTAGTATTCTGTGTGCTTACCTTGAACCTCCACAACTTGAATAAAAAAATTTATATTAATTTCTTCCTTTAACACCTCTTGGAGTTGGGGTTCAACCATTTTTACTCCCTAGTATAGTGTATGTCTGATATAATATATAAAGTTTGTGGTATATGCGTAGTACACATATAACATGCACCTATTTATATCTACTTAGATGTGGTCCAACACCAAACGGGATAAACGTTACCATACGAAAAGGCATCATAGACCGTAACTCCTTCCATACTATCTCTCTACCCCTTACCTCAGTATCTATATAACATTCTACCAACCTCAGACAGACGAGGAGATCTTTAAGCACCTCCTTAACGCCTTTTTCGTCATTTACAATATGGACATTAAGCGTTATTTTATCCTCTTCTACATTAAGATATTTAATAGGAATATGGACATGGGGTTTTTTAGCTGCTTTGACTGGGCTGTACACGGCATAAGCACCCAACGTATTTTCGAAAATTAGCAGAGTCCCCGAACTTGTCTGTGCCACACCCGCAAGTGTCGTATCGCCTATAACCTCTACCTCAACGCCGTGAGTCATTATTTTTTGAATACCCCATCACCTCCGTTTTTATACCCTAAAATGGGGAGGCATTCCTCAACCTTGTTCACGACGTTAGCTTCTCCCTTAAAGAGCTTCATTAACTGTTCCTCACTCACTTCGTTTCTAGCGTAGAGCTGATAAGATATTGCACCTAAGGAAAAGCCCATACAATTTTCAAACTCCTCTATCACCGGTTCACCGCTTTTTTCCTCTTCTTTCTTCTCTTCCTCTTTTGCCTCTTCTAACATCACCAGTAATTTAACACCGTCCTCCGTTATCGACCACAAGTAGACGTTGCCGGGTTTCTCGAACTCTACTAGACCACGGTTGGCTAACCCCATTAATAATTCCTTGGTCGTTGAAGTGTCAAGACTGTTATCGGACGCAATTTGTGAAGTCTTCAGTTTCTCCGTCCTACGTTCGTGCAAATACTTCAACAACTTTATCTCGACTTCCGATACTCCGAAGGACGCGATTACAAACTTCCTTAGAAGGTATTTTTTGAACAAGTCCAACGTTTCCTCATCTACCTTGTCCTTGTTCAGCAACATCGCTAGAATCTGTAGAGCAAATGAAGCAAAATTTGCTATCCTAAGTGACACAGTACGTGAGAACGGCAAAGATGATGTTAACATTTCAAATATACTTTTTGGAACGTTAGCGAATCTAGGTGTATAAGTCATCCACGCTAAAAGTGCTAATTTCGTGATATCGTCGTAGTTGAACTCATCTTCGTTTCTATTTGTGTTCTCGTAAATCTTCTGTATTATTTTTTCGACGTCTTTCTTCTCTCTAATAATAGCCACGGGAATGAAACGTGACAGGATTTGAGTCTTCTGGCTGCTATCAGCTTCCTCAATGTTAACTACAGACGTTATAACGGACGGTGCATAATCCAGAAATATCTCAACTGGTTCACCATCTACTACAGTAAGTGACCCTCCACGTCCTGATGTCATTAACATACTCAGCAACTTTAACGCCCTCAGGTTGGTAATCTCCTGCAAATACAACAATCTCCAGCGTAAGTAGTCAGACCCCTTTTTACCCAAATAAACAACACTCTTTGGCGTAACATCAACAACGTTATAATGATAACCATCCGGTATCATGTGCACAATACTCTCAATCGCATGTGACTTTCCTGAGCCCGTATCACCTAATACCAGGATACCAATCCTCTTCCTTTTTGTCGTGAACAACATTTTAAACGCCATTAAAGCAAGTAGCTTCACGTCCTCATCACCCACGTGATATTCTTCGCTCTTTTCGATAAAGTACCAAATCCCTTTCTGCTTTATCTTCTCCCACAATTCCGGGTAAGCCTTGGCAAAGTATTCGTAGATCTTCACCCTCTTCTCATTCTTAGACTTCAGTGTTTGTAGCCGTGATTCTATTGACTCAAGTATTTCCTTTATTGACGGCTTGTAATCTGTTATTTTTGCAATCTTTTTCACTGCATCCTTCAACGAGTTTTCACCGCAAACGTAACCGTTCTTTGAAGGCTTACATTCAATCATTATGTCATTATATCTTATCTGAAAATAATATGCAGTAAAAATAACAACGTCTTCTCCCTCAAACCTCAATTCGTCTCCGAACGCTGAGAAATCTACAATTACTCTATGTCTACTTGAACCAATTATTTCTAAATGTTTCGGATCTTCGTCAAATTTACTTGAATGTGTTTTTTCAACTGACTTTTCCGGCGTTTCCGGCGCAAATAACCTGCCTGTTTCGGTTTTTCCATCTGCGCCGGGATTTTTTGTTTCCGGCGCAGATTTACGTACTGGTCTAGTATTTTGTAAATCTGCGCCGGGATTAGTATTTTTTATCATTGCGCCGGGTTTAGAATTTGTATCATTTACGCCTGGTAA